CGTCTGCGGATGCATTACCTATAAGAGCTCGTGGCTCTCTTACTATTTCGGTGGCGCTGCGATCTCGGATCTCCAGCAGCAATTCAGGATGGCGCTCGCCGACCCAGCGGTGAAAACGATCGCCTTCCGGATCGATTCGCCCGGCGGGGACGTGACGATGATGCCAGAATTGTCCGACGAAGTGTTCGCGGCGCGCGGCGCCAAGCCGATTATTGCGGTCGCGGACACGATGATCTGCTCGTGCGCGTATTGGCTGGCGAGTCAAGCCGACACGATCTACGCGACCCAGAGTGCGCAAATTGGCGCGATCGGAGTCTACTGCGAGCACGATGATATCAGCGGAATGCTCGACAAGGCTGGGATCAAGATCACACTGATCGCCCATGGCGACAACAAGGTCGACGGCAACCCGTATGAGCCGCTGAGCGATACGGCCAGGGCGGACATGCAGGCCGGCGTTGACGAGATTGGCGGATGGTTCGATGCGGCTGTGGCGCGCGGGCGCGGCGTGGAACGGTCCGTGGTGCTCGAGAAGTTCGGCCAGGGCAAGGTCTTCAGAGGGAAGGCGGCTATCAAGCTCGGGATGGCTGACAAGCCGGGCACGTTCGGACAGGTGATCTCGAAGTTGGTCAAGACGCGGGCAACCGTGCCGTCGCTGGCACGCGCTGCTGTCGTCGTACCGCCAGTAGTCGCCGGCAAGAAGGCCGACGAACCGGACGACGACGAGATCGAGGACGTGCTCGAAGGCTGTCCCGACTGCGATCCGGATTGCCCCTGCGAAGAGGTCGAATGCGGGGCCGACTGCGCAACCTGTTCGAAGCAGTGCGGCTGCTACAAGGCGAAGGTGGAAAAGGCACAGGCGGATGCGCTCTCGGCGCTGGCGGAGCAGGATGCCGCGGCCATCATGGTCGCGCTCGCGGAGTAGGGTGACGTTCGATCATGGCGATTTACACCAACAGAAGTGGTCGGCCGCCAGTCAGCCTCGGCGAGTCGTCCACGTCTGTTCATCTGAAGGTTCCCGATAGCCTCTATGATCTCGCCTACGCGAGAGCGTCAAAAGAGCGCGTTTCAGTGCCAGAAGTCATCCGTAGGGCACTCGCGAAGGATTTAGGGACACAAACTTCCAAGTCACTCCCGCCTTTCGTATCCTGACTACACATTCGCACGGCTGACGCGCTCTCGCCCGCAACAGTGGGTGATCGGAGTCAGTAACACAACGAGCGGTTCCAACTGGAGCGCGCGGTTGTTCGGACCTCTAAAAAGGGTTCGTTCAGCCGTGCGCTTTTCACATTCTGGAGCCGCGCACCATGAACACGATCCCGATTTACTTGGTGGCCTTGATCGTGGCCATCGCCAACACGCCGACGAATATCTTCCAAGTCTGTCAGCGGAATGTCGGGACGCTCAAGATTGATCCGTGGCGCCAGCGGTCTTCGTTGCTTGCCAGTGGCCGGGCCGCGCTGAGTCAGATCGCCACGTGGTTCAAGGCGAATGCCTTCTGCCTGTCGGCGGCTCTGGCCTGTCTGATTCTCCTTGTCGCGCTGACGCCGCACGGCGCGCACGGCGCGGTGCTGGCCTTCCCGGTCCTTGCCGCTCCGGCTCGTGACCTGAAGCCTCTCCGCCAGCGCGCGGCCGACCTCAAGGGCGAGATCGCGAAGCTCTCGAAGGAGCGGGCTGACATCGGGACCGCAGCCGTCACTGAGAAGCGCGCACTCACCGATGAGGAGCGCACGAAGTTCGCGGCACTCGGCCCCCAAATCGAGGCGGTCAAGTCGCAGCTCGCAGACACCGAACTGATGCTCACGGCCGCTGAAGAAGCGAATGCCGCCGAGAAGTCCGCCACGATTCGCCCAGTAGCCGACCCTGACGCGACGGCCGCAACCGCCGCGGCTACTGGCCTACAGGTCGGCGAGAGTGCCGAAGAGAAGGCGATCAAGTCGCCGGCCTTCTTCGGCCAGGCGCTGCATGCCGTGCGGAAAATCGTCATGCACGAGGCGACGGAAGCCGACCGTAAGGTGGTCAGGATGCTGGCCGGTCCCACCGGCGCCAGTTCTGACGTTCCGTCTGATGGGGGATTCCTGATTGCCCCGGAGCGGTCGAACGTCATCCTGCAGCGGATGTACGACACCGGCGCGGTCGCGTCGCTGGTGACGCGCCAGCCGATCGGCGCCAACAGCAACGGCATCGTGCTGCCGGCCATCGACGAAACGAGCCGCGCAGACGGGTCGCGGTACGGCGGTGTGGCCTCTGCCTGGGTAGGCCAGGGCACGACGACGACGGCCGGCAAGCCGAAGTTCCGCGCGATGGAACTGAAGCTCAAGAAACTCCTGGCGTTCGTCTACGGCACGGACGAACTCATTCTCGACGCCGCAGCCTTCTCGGCCTTCGTGAATCGCATCCTGCCACTCGAGCTGTTGTTCCGACTCGAAGACGCGATCGTCAACGGTGATGGTTCCAACAAGCCGGCGGGGTTCCTGAACTCAGGCGCGGCCATCACGGTCACGCGCAACACCGCCAATCGCGTGCTCTACGAAGACGTGTCCGGCATGTGGAAGCGCATGTGGGCGCCGCTCCGCGCCACGGCCGTCTGGATGATCGAGCAGAGCGTGGAGCAGGAGCTCGAGCAGATGTCGATCGCGATCGGCACCGCGGGCGTGCTGGCGCCCATCTACCGACCGGCCGGGATCTCGGTCGGACCGAACGGCACACAAGGCTATTCGCCGGCCACGCTCTACGGGCGCCCGATTCTGACGACCGAGTACAACGCGGCGCTCGGCACGGTGGGCGACATCATGCTGGTCAATCTCGGGGAATACACCGTGATCGACAAGGGCGGCGTTGACCAGGCCGTCTCGCTCCATGTGGCCTTCCTGACCGACGAACAGGTGTGGCGCTTTACCTATCGCGCGGACGGCCAGTTGAACTGGAATGCCGCGCTCACGCCGAAGTCTGGCGGCTCAACGCTCTCGTGCGTGGTCACGCTCACGTAGGCGGTAGGTGACTTTCGGTTCTTTTTGACACTGGAGACAAGCACATGCCGCGTATTTCCGAGCAACACAACATCATCCCGGTCGCCGAGGGCAAGGACTATGGCTCGGCCGGCGTCGATTTCGACAGCGTCCACATGGGGCGCATGCACTCGATCTCGATCGCCATCGCGTTCGGCACTGTCACGGGCAACTCGATCCTCAAGGTATCGACTGGCGCGACCGAGGGGACCAAGACGACGGACATCGCCTTCAAATACCGCGTCGGGGGCGGGGTCTTCAAGGCGGCCAGCGCGGACATCCTCGGGGCGGCCACGGCGGTGGCCTCAACCGGGCTGACGCTGACTGGCACCACCTTCATTCACAAACTGGTCGTCATTGAGATCGACGCCGACACGGTCACGGACGGGCAGCCGTGGGTGACGGTGTCGCTCGATGCCACCGCGACGGCATTGACGCTTGGGGCCATCGGTATCGGGTATCCGCGGCACCAGAGCAACACGGCGCTGACGGTCATCAAGTAACCCGATGTGGTTGCGAGCACTGGCCGGTGCCTATGCCGGCCAGATTCGAGACTTTCGGACGGATGTTGGGATTCAGGCGCTGCGTTCTGGGACGGCTGAACGGGTGACGTTAACGGAATCGACACCGCTCAAAGTGCTCTCGGTTCACGCCGCTGATCAGATGGCTCAGGCTGCCGTGATTGTCTCAGCCGAGAAGAAGCGCAAGGGAAGGCCCGCGGTCGAAACCACGGCCGCGAAACGATAGGACGCTCGCTGGGCGAGCGATGGGGGACGTGAATGGCCTCGAAGAATGTTCAATCGAAGTGGTCCAGTGGAAATCTCCTCTTCTCGACCGCCGCTGGCTCTGAAATCTTTCGCATCGATGGCACCAACCGCAAACTGACAGTCGCGGCCGGCGCCGGATTCGATGTCTCGGGCGGTGTGGTGGGCGGGATCGTCGCGCAGACCGCGCTGTTCACGGAAGACGCGACCACGCTGACGCACACGGCCACGTTCACCATTCCAGCTGGCGCGACCCTACTCGACATCCTCGTGGTGCCCCAGGTGCTGTGGACCGGCGGCACGGCCGCGTTTACCTGCGGCGACGCGAACAGCGCCAATGGCTGGTTCGTGTCCACCAACCTGAAGGCCACCGACTTGGTCCTTGGCGAACGCCTCCAGGCCTCGAACGCGAACAACTGGGGCGGGCTCAACGGAACGTATCTGACCACGGCTGGTCGATTCGGCCAGCAGTCCACCACGATGATCGGAGGCTACTGTCCGACCGCCTATAGCGTGATCGGCGTGGTCACGGTTGGTACGCCGGCGACGACAGCCGGCCGCACGCGTATGACCGTGCTCTACACCATGGGCACTGCGGTCGCTCCGGTCCTGGCGTAGCAGCATGGCTGTTGGGACCGTCACCGTCACGCAAAAGCGGGTGGGGAACATCCGTCAAGTCATCGCGGCTGTGGTCGCGAGCTCGACGGATGGATCCGTCCCGGATACGACGCTGCCGGCGTTTGAAGGCACCTTACTCGCGCTGGGCACGGCGCCAGGTGTGACGAATCCGACGTCTCTCTACGACATCACGGTCGTCGACCAGTTCACCTACGACGTGCTCGAAGGCGTCGGGGCGAACCGATCGGCCTCCGCGGCGCAGAAGGTCGCCATCGTCTACAGCGGAACGGGGACACATCCGCCGGTGGACGAAGGCGACACGCTGACGCTCAAGGTCGCGAACAACAGCGTGAATAGTGCACTGGTGACGATCACGCTGTATTACCGGATGGGCGGGTGATGGTCGATGCCCCTGTCTCAGATCACGGCGTCGACTGGCGTGGCACTCGATCTCGCGATGGTCAAGACGCAGTGCCGACTCTCCGCCGATGCGAGCGACGAAGACGACTACCTGGCCAGCGTGGTCACGCCGGCGGTGGTCGATCGGGCCGAAGCGGCCACACGGCGGGCCTTGCCTGGCGGGCAGATCTGGGATCTGGTGCTCGATGGGTTCCCGCGCGGCTATTTCGTCGAGATTCCCAAACCGCCGCTGGTCAGTGTGACCTACGTCCGGTACGTGGATACCTCTGGGGTGACGCGCACGTTGACGGCGAATACGGATTATCTGGTGCAGGCGCCAGCCGGGCCGCGGTGCAAGCGCGGGCGGATCGCGCTGCCGTTCTCGACGGTATGGCCCGTCACGTTGCAGCAGATGGGCGCGGTGACGATTCGCTTCGTGGCCGGCTACACGGATATTCCGTCGCTACTCGTAGCGGGCATGTTGATGGACGCCGGCATGCTGTTTGAGAACCGTGAATCCATCCTGACCGGATTGCGGGCCGCGGCCGTGCCGATTCCATCGGGGACGCAGGATATCTACGAGACGTACCGGAGTTATCCGACGCAGCGTCTCGCCGGGCTCGACGAGCTCTAACGAAGGGGTGCAACGTTTATGGCTGTCACGCAATCCTCACAAATCGTCTTCAAAGTGTCGTCCACGCTGGCGAGCACGGATGCGTTGGCGGCGGCTCAGGATACGGTCAATCTCGACTACACCCAGAACTTCGGGAATGGTGGCGGCGCTGGGCTAGCCAGTGAGGTCTATCGGGCGCAGCGCACCCTCACCGCGAGTGCGACGGAAGACCTCGATTTGAGCGGGTCTCTGATCGATGCCATCGGGGCCACGGTCGCGCTCACGAAGCTCAAGGCCATCATCATCCACGCGGCGGCGGGGAACACCAACAACGTGAAGGTTGGTGCGGGCAACACAACCTGTTTGATTCTTGGGGCCACCACACATTTCGTGTTGGTGAAACCCGGCGGGTCGTTTGCGGTGATCGACCCGACCGCTGGGGGCATCACGGTCACGAACTCATCGGCGGACTTACTCACGATTACGAACAGTGCTGGGGGCACCAGCGTGACCTACGACATCATCCTGATTGGTGCTTGATCGATGCAGGCTGGGAAGCTTCGCCATCGCGTCACCGTGAGCACGGCCACTGAGACCTCGGATGGCCGTGGCGGCACGACGTCTGAGCCCACGGTGGTGCTGCGGCGGGTGCCGGCCATGGTTGAGATGCTCAGCGGCCGAGAGCTTGATCGAGCGGTGCAGATCGACCCGCGGAGCCGGCTGAGTGTGACG